AAACATCTTTAACCAAACAGATGATGTCTCAAGATGCTAAGATGCAACAAGATAGAATGAAACAAAGAGACGTTAAGATCTTGAAAGGTCCAAGAAGATAGTATATTAATTTAAAAGGAGAAAATTGACGCACATACAAGTACCCAAAGTGAAGTAAACCATGTAGGAAGCGATGCAAAATGCTCAAAAAAGATGTCAATCTTTAATAGTGTTTCCGGATTGTCGCTGAAAACCCCCCAAGCCAAAATTATTATGGGCGCCGAAAGAATTATTAAAACGAATTCGTCTTTAAGATCTGATTGCCGGGCTTCTAAAAGTTTGCCCTGGTAAGATTCCTCACCTCGCGCCATCTTCTGCGCATGCATAAGACGGGCATCAGACATCGCCATCTTTGTCTCTTGGCGTTTTTTAAATATGTGCGTGCCAGCGGAAACCGCTAATTTAATTGCACTAAACCACATATTAGTACCAAGTTGCTTTAACTGGTTTTTTATCTTTTCTGATTGCTCTAGTACCTTTTACAGTGACTGTGTCTCCTGTAGGAAGATAATTCTTAGCGGGAGCATCAACTTCAGTCGCAGCTCTTGGGTCAAGTTTTAAATTCTGACTTGGAACTTTGATTGTCTTTGATTTTCCCAGCGGAGCATATCCTAGGTTTCTTGTCATGTTTTCTCCTTAAATGTATCTGACCATATCACCACTTGCGTGTTTAGATCTAGCCATTTTTTTGAAAGTTTTAGCCAGGTTATATCTTTTAGAACCTGGTGGGCATGTTGCACTTCCAAATTTTTTACCAGTACAAGGTTTATCTTTTCTCATACCTTTAGTAGCTTTTTGAATCCATTTCTTGTCTGCTTTTCCACCTTTTTTTAAACTTATAATTCCACCTTCAGCTTTTTTCTTACGGAAAACTTCAACACTTCCTTGACCTTCCGCACGCATTAAATTTCTTATGTGTGTAAGTGGGGATGCTATAGTTTTAATAATTTTTTTTGCTTTTCCACCTTTTTTAAAACTGTCATATTTTCTAGTCCCAATATGTTTAAAAAAATCTTTTCCATCTTTTGTATACATGTACATGTGATCTTCAGGATTTTTAAGTCCCTTTTCAATAGCAATCTGAAATGCTTTTTTTGAATCTTTCTCATTTTTAACGGTAATGTTTCCACCGTGTTTAAAACCTAACGAGTCTCTAATTTTTTTATATTTATCTGTAACCGCTAATGTTTTTCTACGAGGTGGACGTTCACCATGTTTCTTGATGTATCTCTTTTTCTTTTCTCTTCTTATTTTTTCGCTTATAATTCTTTCCGATCGTTCTTTTTTTGTATATTTATAAACAGGCCGGCCTTGACCACCGTGTTTAAAACCTATAATTCCACCGTCAGCTTTAAGTTCTACATTATACTTTTCTTCTAGCCACTGAGGATTAATTTTTCTTCTTCCAGTTCCAGTGCTCGGTTTTTTATCCATTCTTCTTCTTTTACCTGGAGGTGTAATCCATTTAGAAGTAAACCCCTTTCCTTTTCCACCGTGTTTTAAACCTATTCTTCCACCTTCAGCTTTTCTATTTCTAGTTTGTCGAGCAGCCTCTTTAGCACCCGGCCAATCTTTAGCTTTACCTTTCCATAAGATAATTCTTTTAACTTTAGGTTTTTTAACGGATCCCCCGTGTTTAAATGGTACTCTAGCTGTTGAATCGTAATTTGTCATAATTTATTGTATCCTATCTTCGAGGACCTTTCAAGATACTTACATCCCTTTGTTTGAACCTATCAGATTCTTCCCTTGCGTCAATAGTCATTTGTGTTTTCGTCAAGGATGTATCCGATCTTAAATGAGCAAGATCTTCGTTCTGATCTAGTTTTTCTTTTTGAACACCTTGGTTCATCATCGTTTTCATACGGTCTAGATTAATTTGATCCTCGCCTTCGCTTCGTTTTCTCTGATCGTCCATTGCTTTAAGATCTAGTTCTCTTGCTCTTAATTTAGCAATCGGATCGTTACCGAATTCACCCATAATTTTTCTCTCCTCTTTCAGGAATTCTTCCATCATCTCAGCTTCGAGTTTAGCTTTTCTTGCTTCGACCTTAACGCTGAACTGTTGAAGAACCTGTTGTAGTTGTGGATTCTGCTGAACGGCTGCAGGGTTCTGCTGTATTTGCTGGAACTTGACAAACTCGTCTCTGAATTCCAGTTCCACCTGTTCCTGAGCCATTAAACTAATATGCTCAAAAATATTCTTTTCCAAAGCACCAAGGATCATGGGATTGTTTCTCGCCATAGTGGTTCCCATAAACGCCAGATGCGTATCAATGTGAGCTCGATGGTCCTGTTTTGGAAACGCTTGAAAAGGCTTGCCCGCTAACGCCATCATGTTTTCTGTCACAGGATCTGTTGGTGTCGGTGGCTGTGGAGGGGGTAAGATTAGATTAATGTCTTTAACACCAATCGCCTGATACATGTGCTTATACGCTTCGTATAAATTATGCATTCCAGGATTAGACTGGGCTAATTGTAATTCTGTTTGAGCAACGCTGATTCTTTGCGTTTGCGAAAAGATGTTGGGATCAGCAACCGGGACAATATCAATCTTGTCGTCAAAGTCCTGAACTTTAATGTTTCTCTGTGCCCCAACAATATCATAAGGATATTCGTCGGGTAAATAAGTTTTAAAAATATGGGCTAACAGTTTAAATTCCTGCTTCAGTCCAACGTACAATCTTTTATGAATAGCCGACATTACACGTGAACCTCTTTCTAAAAGGGCGACGGTTGTACCGACGGCTGCCTGTTGATTGCCATCACCGACACTCATATCCGAAATCGATGCGAATCTTTGTCCGGCTTGGACTACAATTCCCATTAACTGCAATAATGTTGCCGATGGTTCTTTGAAAGGTAGAGGCATGAATGCATCCCTGATGTTTCCACCTGGAGCATCAACGTCTCTGAATTCTCCTGGCTGTATGGCTTGCGCCTGGTCCTGGACACGAATTCCTCTTTGTTTAAACCCGGCGGGTAAATTGGATAATGTACCCGCATCAAGTAATTGGCGCAGCGCTGTTGTCGCTGTACGAGAGAGGCCACCAATCATATGGATCAAACCAAAACCATAAAATCCAAGTCCTGGAAGAAATTTGAAATGGACAAAATACTGGATTTTTAGTTTTAGTGGATCGTCTGCTTTGAAATTTCTTTTAATCGATAAAACTTTTCTTGAACCTTCGTCAATCGTTACAACGTAGGGAAGTTTGATTTCTGTCATGTCCCCTGATTCATCCTTATCTTCAAAACCTTCTAAATCAAGATTGACATGGCATTCAACGAGTCTGAATACATCTTCGTTTCTGCCTGTTCTACGAACCCCTTCGAGTTCCCTTTCCTTTTTCTCAACGGGTGTTTCTGTATCGTAGCCTGGCTTAATATCGATATCTAAATAGAAACCTGAACGCTGTTGCTTTTTTAAATCGTTTTCCGACATCCTGACCGTATGCATAACGGCTTCCGCATCTTCTAAAGAAGTTGCCGTATACGGAACAATCAGATCATCCGCAGGGACAAACTTGGACACCGCCCTGCTTAAAAGTTCATCGTAATAAACTTTTTTAAAAGCAGAGCCGGCGAGAGGGAGGTAAAATAGCATTTGATCGAAATCAGGTTCATATTCTTTCATCTGATCCATCAATTGATAATTCATAAAATCTCTAACCCGAGTTGCCTGTTCCTGTTTCTGTTGGTTAATCGCTCCTAGAATCTGAGTTCTTACAGGACCGTCTGCGGGTAATAATTCCTTGTACGCACCTGCTTGAAACTGGGTTACAGCTTCAGCGAGGACAGGATGCGTAGCACCCGAAGCACCTTCAAAAGGTTGCGACGGGTTAACATATTTGAAACCTAAAAGATCCAGACCTTTGGTGTAGGTTTGTTCCCACTCCGATCTGGAATTTTTATATTCAGTATAATCTCCAAAGAGATCGCCGCCGATTTTATCTAAAACATCGTCGGGTAATAATTCTGCTAAATTCGTGTAATGGTCTTCCGTGCCTGCCTGGTTCACGGCTCCTGGTTCAAAGTTAATATCAACCGAACCATCTTCCTGTTCAACTACTTCCGGCTCTCCAGGCTGCGATTCTGCAATCGTTTCCTGCGCTTCAGCAACTTCTTCTTCAGGGGGTAGGGTTACGGTTTGTTCGACATTAGGCAACGCCTTGTCGATATTATCTTTGTCTGCCATTTATTTCTCCAGTTTCACTGTTTTAACTTGTTTATAGGAAACATTCAAGCCTTGTGGATTTGGTCCCCGTTTCGGGGGAACGGTTCTGGTTAATCGTACTATTCCTCCTTGCTTATAATCTCTTTCCCAGCGCTTGGCAATT